CTGAAGAGCCTGCGGTCACAGTATAACTTCGAAAAGCGGGCCTGGCCCAATGCCAAACCTGAAGTGCCGCAAGAGTGTGAGCTAGACAGCCGCGGCATTCTTCAGTGGAAGGGCGGTAAGCGCCCCGTAGTTCATTCTGGCTATTGGGTCGATCCAAAATCACGGGCTAAAGACTCTACTTTCAAACCAGGTGACCACGTAGTCATTCAAGCTGGTTACGGTGGCAAAGGCGGCCAAGCTGGTCAGGACTTCAAGCGCTTCAGCAGTGACACGCCTGCCATTGTTACAGACATCGCAGGCGGTGACATCTACGTGCGTCCTGAAGGCGATAACTACAAGTGGAAGGTGCAGGCTAAGGCACTTGTTGAAGGTACTGCTAAGGCCTCGGCCCGTGATGCAGACCGCCGCTCCAGACTCCATCGCGCGCTGGATGCTGTAATAGATTCTTGCGGTACTAGGGCGAAAGATGCCGAACCCACGTTGGCGCAGCTTACCAAGAAGATAGAGAGTCTTAAAAATAAGGAAGATGCAGCTAGAGGTAGAGTTGGGCTGGCTGTTGAAGCGCGCAAGCGGTTGCGGGGTCAATCTGGCTGTTTACAAAGTCCGCGCGAAATGAAGGCGCGTCATGCTCTGTCTGATATTCAGAGTGAACTGATGAGTGCTGAGCTTGCTTTGCGTAATCTTACACAGTGACCTCCCCAACAATCACCATCGCCCGTAAGTCCGGCGCTGCGGCGGCATTCAAGCGCCTAGCTGGTATCACCAAGCTGGCTGCGTATGTCGGTGTTCCTGCTGCCGGTACTGCCGCCCGCGCTGAGCAGCTGCTGGAAATGGCCGGCAAGGTGCGCGGCAAAAAGAAGCTGGCACGCTTGAAGAAAGCCGCAACGCAAGACGTCACCAATGCAGAGTTACTCTTCATCCACACAAAGGGTAGCCCACTGAAGTACATCCCGGCGCGCCCTGTCATTGAGCCGGCGATCGAGAATGAGACTAACAAGAAGATCATCTCTCGCGAACTAGGTGCTAGTGTGAAGGCGTCACTGGACGGCGACCATGACCTGGCCGTCAAGAAGATGAAGCGCGCCGCGATGGCCGGGCAGAATGCCGCTAGAAAATGGTTCACTTTACCGGATAATCACTGGGCACCAAACACACCTGGCACGATCGCACGCAAGGGCAGCAACCGGCCGCTGATCGACACTGGGGCTTTAAGAAATTCGATAATAGGGATTATCAAAGAGGAATAACTGCATGGCCGATCTAGACCATCTTGCAAGAGAGTTTGAAAAGGTTCACGATGTTATGCCGCTGCTAATCGCGCGAATAGCGAAGACTGAGATGTGGATGGAGCTACATCCGCAGCTTCACCGCGCAGAGGGCCAAGCGGTGACGATAGCGCAGGACGCGCTAGGCAAGAAGATGGTTGAGCTAAACGATGTGCGCAATCGGTTTGTGGACAAGGAAGAGTATCGGCGGGAGCACACTCACCTGCTAGAAGAAATTTCAGAACTACGCACAGCCAAAGATACTAACAGCGGCGAGAAGACTGGCGAACAGAGTTTTATGGACAGGTACTGGCCGCTGTTCGTGGCTGGCGCCATAGTCATCGCCGAGCACTTCTGGAAATAGGGGGCATAGTGGACCGAAGAGCGCGAATGCATAGAGCACTAGACCACGTATTGAATGCAGCTAAAGAGCATGCCTTCATGATGCCAGAAGCGTCAACCGAGAAGTTTCCTAAATGTGGGCTTTGTGGAAAGACCAAGTGGAATGGTCTGCATAAGAGCAGCGGTAATCCGCCTGTACACACTGGCAGTTACCCATCTACACGTGCCGGCATGCTTCAGCGTGATCTTGATAGATTAGCTATGATAAAGGCTAACACAAAAGCAAGCGATGCCATTAACCAAGGCATGAGCTGGCACGCCGCTTATGAGAAGGCCCAGGCTTTATGGGGTACGCTAGCGACAGTCGAAGCGCCTGCGTCAGCTTACACTGGTCGTGCAGCCTATGGAAAGTGGGGCACGTACAAAGTTGGTGTGCGGCCTTACGCGGCTTCAACTACGGTGAAGTGGCTTGGCAAAGGTGAAACTTTTGAGAAAGCCTTTGAAGCAGCCAAAGTAAGTAGACGTGAGTCAGTATGATTTCTATGCAAGAAGTGATCTCCGACCCCGACCTCTGCGCCCCGCAGCAATACACCATTCTGAGAAGTGCAGGCGCCTGGATTGCCGGCGGGTTCCAGAGCACCGTTTCCACCATCCAGCAGTTCGGCCCGGTACAGCAGGCTTCCAACAAGGAAGTCGCCATGCTGCCTGAAGCTGACCGTGTGAGCGAGGTCCGCAGCTTCTGGAGTACCGTACCCATCTACGTCACGCGGATCAACGCTGCCAGCGACAAGATCCAGTACCCAGCTACAGGTGGTGAGGTTTATCGTGTGCTTCAGGTCTACCACACGCCCGGAGCCGGTTACTGGAAGGCCCTCGCCACGCGCGAATCAGCCGCGTAGGTGTACTTTCCCCTGTCCGGGCCTCACGGAGGCCTTAGAAGCTGACCAGGCTCCACCGAACGGCCCTGTAGAGGAGGCTTGCGGATGAAGTTTACACTGCCGATTACGATTTTTGCCCTTTGCCTCACCGCTTCATCTGCTCAGCAGCCTGCCACGGCGCATTACAGCCAAAGTGGAACCTACACACTGCCTGACCCTGTAGCGACACCGGGGGCAGTCAAAGCAGACGTCGTTGCCGATCTCACCAAGACACCGCATGTGGTGAACGGCGTAGAACTGAATATTTGCGCGCCTGACTTCAAGACTGGCCCTATCCGCGCCGCTATTAAGAACTTCGCCGGGCTGAAGCGCAAAGTCTGCGCCGCCTACGGGGTAGCCAAATGCGATGGCTCAGTCGAGGGTGACCACCTCATCAGCTTGGAAATTGGCGGGTGCCCTGATTGCCTCACTAACCTATGGCCGCAGCCGATGACTGAAGCACGCATCAAAGATCACCAGGTGGAAGATACGCTGGGTGGGCCGCGCGGCCTCGCGTGCACCGGCAAGATCACCCTGCAAGACGCGCAGCAGTGCGTGGCTAAGGATTGGGCCGCGTGCAGCGTGCGCATTAAAGGTTTGCTCACGCCATGACAACTTCCATTACGTATCCTTCAGGCCAGACGCTTACCAGCTCAGCTTTGACCGTGCCGCAGATGAACATCATCATGCAAGCGTGGACGCTAGCCGCCATCGGTATCAACCCGCCTACCGACTTCAGCCGTGTGCGCGTGGACTGGCCTGTCGAGGGGCAGCCATTCGCTCAATCGCCGGCGCAGGACGTCTGCTTTGTGCAGTGTGCCGTTCACGATGATGAGTACAGTCGAGTGCGTGACCAGGCGCTGACTACCATCGACACCACGCTTACAGAGTTATGGGCTTACACTCGCGGCTGGCGCGTGGCGTGGTGTGCCTATGGGCCTAATGCCGCCGATAACCTGCGCGCCGTCAAGTCGGCGCTCTTCGTTACCGACTACTTCACCGGCTTACTAGCATTGCAAAACTTATTCCCGCTATCAGATCCGCATGATCCCACCTACATGCCCGAACAATTGAATGCTCAGTGGTGGGCGCGCGCAGATCTGAGCATTGACCTCTACGAGGCCATAACTGAATCTATCAACGACACCACAGCAACCAGCGTAGAGATTAAGGTCTACGACGGTTCGCCGTCAGACCTAGTAGCAGGCATCACTGCAACAGCATAAGCTTAAACAAGGAGACTCACAATCATGGCTCTAATGCCTCCCCTCTCTCTCAGTAATATCATCGACATTTCAGTAACAGTGTCGCCCACCGCGGCTTCAGCAAACAGTTTCAACCAAGGCTTGTTCGTCGGGCCGAGTGCCGTCATTCCGTCGTACGGCACAAACCCGCGGCTGCGGCAGTACACCGGCGTGATGGGCCTGCTGAGCGACGGTTTCACCGCCAACAGCCCGGAGTACATCGCCGCTCAGGTGTATTTCAGCCAGACGCCGGCACCGGAGTTTCTCTGGATTGGGCGCCAAGACCTGACAGCCATCGGTGCTGCTGTAGTAGACGGCCGCACGGTGAACGATGGCGTCATGTCATCCATCACCAACCCCACCTACCTGGCCTCAGCCACGGCTGTCTTCGCGGCTGGAGACGTCGGTAGTGCAGTCACTGTGATTGGTGCTGGCACGGCGGGAGCGAATCTAGTTACTACTATCGCCTCCTACACAAGTCCCACCGTTGTAGTGCTTGCCTCGCCCTGTATTACTACTGTGTCTGCAGCGCAGACCAGCATTGGTTTTGTCGGTAGCGGTTACAAAGTACTCGATACTGTCACGGTAACGCAGGGCAGCGCCAGCTATGGCACGCTGACTGTGTTGACCGTTGGCGCCGCTGGGCAGGTGCTGACTGTTGGTACCGTTCCGGGAACGCAGGGCACTGGCTATACAACGGCCACAGCGCTGCCCACCGTCGCCGTGTCGCCTTCTACTGGCACCGGCTTGAAGG